CTGCCTGTTCTCCTGCCAATTTAAGTGCATTTTGAAATTCTGTTTGTTTCGCGACATCTTGACTATTAGTTATATTCCAATAGTAAGCTATGATCGCTTTATTGTTGTCATCCAATTGATTAAAATATGGATTATCTGATAATTCTTTAGGTATATCAACAGTTGGTAAAACAGAACTTCCAGTGTTGATCGGTGTGGTATCTCCTGTATTTCCATTTGATTCTGGTTGCCCGGGAAGATATGGTGGTGTGTCTCCAGTGGGAATATTTCCAATAATATTTGCTCCTGCCGGCAAATCTTTATATCCAATAGAAGTATCTATCACTCCAGATTTTGACAATGATTCAAGTGTAGGAACATCTGCTATTTTTTTATAACCATCTTTAATTTGATAAAATAAATCTTTGCCAGATTTAAAAACTTGTTTTGAAATAGGTTGATCACTTCCTTTTTCGCTCCCCATTGTAGATATACCCAAAGCTTTTAATGCTGCATTGTTTCCAGTTGGAATTGTTGATGGATCACGAAATCCTGTGCCATAAAGATTGGCAGGATTTATTTTATATTGTCCATTTGGATCAGAAGCCTTTTTTGAAATATCATCTATACTGGTGCCTGTAATTATTATTGGATTTTCTCCATTTAAATAAACTGCGGTCATATTTCCTATTGGGTTTTCTTTTGATCCGGCAATATTAACATTTCCTTCTCCTGCAGATTTCATCGTAGTGGGATTATATTCAGTTTTTCCAGTTAAAATACTTGCCTTATCTGTTGATGATAATTTATTAAAATCAGGAATTTGACTTTGAACATAAGCAGTATATTTATTAAACATCGCCTCATTCATATCGTTAAGTTGAGACATTAATGGTTGAATCCAAATTTTTTGTGCATCCATTGCCGTTTGATCTTTGTAAGTTCCGTGCATAGGAATTATATCAGAAAACCCCAAACTTTTAAGAGTTTGGTCGACAATAGAACCACCGCCGACATGGGCTATTCCTCCGGTGACATATCTTCCGGCCTTGAATTCTTGAGCTATAAATTCTTGAGGTGTAAGTATCTTCATAATCTATTTATTATTTAAATTATTTATAGTCATTAATTTTATAATGGCTTCATGGTCGGTATCGAGTTTTATCTGTAAATCTTTTTCTCCTTCTTTTAATTCTCTTATTTCTTCAATGGCTGTCTGAATATGCGCCTCGTGATTTTGCTTTATTAAAGCCACGTCCATTTGAATTTTAAAAAAACAACCAATTACCGGACACATAAAAACTATAATCGCTATTAAAAGCTGAATCTTCCCAATCATTATGTGTTCTACTGTTCTTTCAATAATCGCTTCTTTATTTTCTAAATTTTCTTTTTCAGTTTTTTTAAACATAAAATATTATTTAAACAGGTATCTCTTTTGGTTCTTCTTTCACGGAACTCACTTCTTTAATTCCCAATTCTTCCGCTTTGGCGATTAATTCTTCCACTTTTTCCAATTCTGCTTTTCTTGTGGTAATTCTTGATTCAAGTTCTTTCTGTTCTCTCTCCAATTGGTCAATAATACAAATTTTCTTCTCGTAAAGACTTTTAAGAGAATAAACTTTTTCTTGAGTAACCGAAATCTGTTCGGTTTCTTTAAATTCTGTTTCACTAACTTTTTTATACGTGTTTTTGTTTGTCATAAATTTTATTTTAAATTAATTAATACCAAGTTCTTTTGCTTTTAAAAGCAATTTATTAATCCTTTCTAATTGCATTTCATTATTACTAATAATTGAATCTAAAATTTTCCTTTGATTTTCAGTATCTTCTATAAGATAAAGTTTCTGTTTTAAAAGACTTTTAATAGTATAAACTTTTTGATTATTAGTTGTTTCTGATATTTCTTCTTTAAACTCCGTATCGTTAATTTTTGTGTAAATTTCCATATTTTAAAAATTATTATAATTAATCTGAAGTTAAAAAGACAAAATTCAATAATAAATACGAACCAGCGTCTAAAATTGTTGTCCAATCAAGGGCTGTAGTGCTACCTACTGCTGTGATAACTAAACAAATATTCCCAGCACTGACATAAGTTTCAATTCTAAAAGGTAAAGCAGCAGTATTTAATTTTTCTATTTGAACAGAATGACTTAAAATTGTTAGAATAGTCGGCGTAATAGAAAAAGTAATTACTAAACCATTACTAGATAAAGACCAAGAACCACTTGTTGCACTTTTTGCTAAATTAGTAGCATTACTATTAGTGCAATTAAAGGTTCCAAATGTTATGGTCATATCGCCTATGTTTATATTAGTTCCGGGTGTCGCACCGGGTTGAATTTGAACAGCCATAGCTCGTAAAACATTTCTGCCAGTGGCATAACCTTCTAAAACATATTGAGAGGTATTTGCTTTTATATCAGAAGTTGAAGTTATCGCACCGCAAGCGAGAGTCGTTATTCCTGATACAGCACCAGCGAAAACTGCCGACTTATCTGCTGCCAAAACTAATGCCTCAAATGAAGCACCTGCTGCTGTCATTAATTCTACTGTCATTTTAGTTGGAATAAAAGTTGCCCCAGCTGCACCATTTTGGGTAAATTTTATTTCACCACCATAATCAAAACTATCTGCGTCTGAACCTACTCCATAAAAATCTAAAATTCCTAAAATTTCCGTATCTACTGTTGCTGTATATCCAACTGTATCTTGATGTGATTTGATACATCTAAATTTTGAAGTAGAAGCAGAGTTATCATTATAAGTTTCTGAAATTATTGCTCTGCCAGTATTTAAACCTCTTGCTGTTAAATCTCCAAGAGTTGTTATCGCACCACAATTAAGAGTATTTGAAATTGTCGTTGCGGCATTTATAACCAAAGTTTGATTTGCTGGTGTGGCATTAAAAGTTCCGTATAATAAAGCACCTGCTTTTTCTAATGCTAAACTTCCTCTATCTATGGCATCAAGATAAAAAACATTTCCAGCAGTTTCGTGCGAGCCAGCCATATAACCGAGAAATAAAGCATTTGAATTCTCGCATAAATAACCAGCCATATAACCGAATCCTGTCAAATAACTTCCGTGAATATTTTCTTGAAGAGAACTTACTCCGCCGGAAGTATTATAACTTCCATCAATATTATAATATTGAGAACTGCAACCTGAGGCAACATTTCTTCCTCCGACAGTATTTGAATAAAGAGAACCTCCTCCAAAAGCGGAATTTAAAATTCCTTCTGTATTTGAATAAAGGGAAAACAAACCATAAGCATCGCAATTTTGTCCGATTGTATTATTGTGTAAAGAACCATATCCCATCGCAGTCAATCCATAACCAACTGTATTGTGAGTTCCTGATGCTACACCTATATAAATATTTTGATTACTAATATCTATAACGGCTTGTCCGTCAATATAAATTTTTCCAGCAGTGTCATTTTGTAAATTATTCGCCACTCCGCCAGTTAAACTTGCATCCGCCGTATTATCGGTATAAGTCGTAACTGAATTATTATTTATTGTTGTTAAAAGATAATAATTAGTTCCTCCTGCTTTTGTCCGATAAATCTTTCGTTGTAAAACTGCTCCTGAAGTGCTGACTGGTATTCCACTTAAAGCAACTTGTTTATGCGTTCCGTCAACTGTAACCACATTTGAAATAGAACTTAAACTTGTTTCTCCTGCCGCAGTTACAAAAGTGACTTTATAACTATGGTCGCCGTTATCTACATTTCCAGTCCCAGTCGCTATTAAAGTAGCCGTGCAAGCAGTCGGTGCGGTAACCGAAGTAAATTTTATAGAACCGCCTTCTTTAAAAAGAACATTAGAGCCGAAATCAAAAGTTAAAGCATCTGAAATATTAGAGTAAAGTTTCATTCCTGCTGCAACTGTATATTGTAAATAACTTGTCGTTGCTCCGACATAAATTTGATCTGATATAAATTTGGCTAATTGAGTTCCTGCGGTGTTATAAATAAATAATCCTTTCTCGCCCGTGTCAGTTCCAAGACGAACGATTATATTCGCAGACCCGTCTTTTATCAAATAATTGGCGTCATTTTGGACAATCCAATCGCCGGAGGTAAATTCGCCAGCTCCGTCTATGCTTAATGAATTTCCAGTTCTTGCCCAAAAACCGTAATTGGAAGCACCCCAGTTTCCAGAACCATCGTGTTTTGGCAAACCATTAAGATAACCCATTACCACTTTTTCTTCTACGGCATCAAAAACAGAAATACGAAGATTAGCCTGATCTAAAACAATTCTTACTCCCGAAGTGGCTGATTGTAAAAGATTGGTGCTTAAATTCCAACCACCGACAGTTCCCGAAACTGCAGTTAATACTCCAGCGCCAGAAACAGTAAAAAGATTATTTCCTATTCCTATGCCGTCAGAACCAAGATGAACACCAGCGTTAGCATCATTATAAGCCGTCTTTGTGCCAGTATATAAATAAGTTCCGATTGTGAATGAACCGATTGTGCCAGAAGTGGCAGTGATAGACCCTGTAATTGTCGCAGAATCAGCAATTAATGCTCCTGCCATACTAACACTAAAATGTGCTGAAGCAAAAATTGCGTGTCCTAAATAAATACCATTAGCATCTGCTTTAAAAATAGAATTACCAGAACCAATAGCGATTGTCGTCCCAATGATTGAACCGCCCAGAATCGCCGGAGTTGTAAAAGTGCCGCCGGTATAATCAAACGTACCAGTAGCAATTGAAAATTTAATTTTAGTGACATCTGCCGCGCCACCAAAATATAATCCTTCCGCTCCTTGATAATATCCAGAATGAACAGAATCTGTCCAGCTGGTCTTTCCAAATTTAAAAGTACCACCAATTAAAGTTATATCTTTAAATTGAGAACTTCCATCTGCATTTATCGTCCATCCGGATACACCGGGTACATAATTTGCAGATTTATAAAATCCTGATGTAAGGGTAACATTTCCCGTAGAATTTCCAGAAGTTACCAATGCGACATTTACAGAATTACTTATTTTTGATTCTACTGTATTTGTCTCTTCGTAGAATGAATCTGTTTTAATGAAATTTTTATCATACCCTAGATCATATAAATTATAATTTTTTATATCAACCGACATAATTTAATGTTACGTTAACCTCTGGAAAATCTATACCGATTATCTCGACTGATTTTCCTTGACCTTGTATTCTAAATTCAAAATATCTTCCACTAATACTTCCAATAATTTCTTCAACATCATTATTAACTTTACTTTTATTTCCCAATGGTCTAAATTCTCCTTTCTCATCAATTCTGCATGTAAATATTCCGTTACGAACATTTTTTGTATAAATTACGTATTTTGATAATTCTTTTTTTCTTCCGCGCGTACCAAATTCTTGAGATTGATATTGAATTAACCAATTAATAGGAGATCCATCGTCATCATCTCCTTCAAATATTTTCCAAATATTTCCATCATCATCTCCGGCCATTATTAATTCATCTCCATCTGAATCAATGTATTGGTGCCATAATTTAAATTCTTTAGGAAAACTTAAAAGTGACCAATTTTGACTTTCTATATTATAAATAATAACGCAATTTGTAAGATCTAAATCATCAATAGAAATATCTCCTATTGAATAAATAATTTGTTCTCCTGTTCCCCATCCGGAAATTTTAGAATAATAACTTGCCGGAATGGCATCAATAATTTTTTGGATTCTTCTTGATATTTTTCTAGGATATCCTCCAGTCGTTTCGTATATTCCTCTTTTATTAAAATAATAACAACATTGCCGAGTCATAATAACTGATTCTTGAGTCGGTGTTCCGATAGTAATTAAATCATCCGGATATGTTGACGATCCATCCCATCTTTTAAGAGAACGTTCTTTAAAAATCAGAAAGTATCCCGGCACTTTTGCCAAAGCACTGATTGCACCAGCTCCTTCTTCCGGTTCAATATCTATATAACCATTTCCCGATGTCCAAGATATTGTTACGCCATTTTGAATTGAAGAAAAATATAATCTATCTGGATATACAGGATCCCCTGCGGCAAATAATCTATCTTGCCATTCGCGGATCATCGTAACTGCCGGCATATTTCCAACATCTAAATTTCCTCCAGTAATTACCCAATTCGTTCCATCATCAGTACTCATTGATTCTGCACCATTTACTGCGATCGTAGTATCGAGAAATGTTTCAAATCTAACTTTTAAATCTTTAGTAATATCATTCTTCGCTAATGACCATGTCGCGCCGCTTAATGCATAAATATCAGCATTAATATCAGATGAATCATTAAAAATTGCGATTGGAACTTTAAGTCCGGCTGTAGTTATGTGTTGATAAAGACCAATACATGATTTTCCACTAACAATTTGATTTCCCAATTGTGTTGTTCCTGGCCTAAGTACGGCCCGGCCAAGTATTTCATCAAAAAGAAAATTAACTCCCAAATATACCGAATTAACCGGCAAAATACTTGTATCTACGAATTGAATTATTCCTTCCGAACAATCTCTTATTTTTTGGTCTGATAATTTCATTTATTTTAAAATTTAATTTGATTCAATAATGGACGAGTTTTATATTTCTGGCCGTGAGTTCTAAGTTCAATGCTTATGGCATCATTTAAAATAGTATTAAATAATCCATAATCAGCATCATTTGGATCGCGCATTCCATCATTTTTAAGTTGTCCCCTAATTGCCCAAGTTAACCAATATTTAACCATGTCATATCTGGATAAATCTAAAGTATCATTATCACTGTCAACGCTTGGCGCTTCTTTCCAATAATCCATCCATCCATTTTTATAAATATAAGACGCGGAACAAAGTGGCCAAAATCTGATATAACCATCATAAACTGTAAAAATATCAGGATTTCCCTCTTCGTAATCTCCTTGCCATACATCGTCCCCGGCGGTCAAAGTAGCTGTAATAGCCCCGTCACCACTCGCTGGGATTCCCGTAATTGCCCCTGTGGTCCGATCAATGGCCGTATAGGTGATAACTTGGCCTTTAATCATTACATCCCCTGAATCTGGAAAATCATGAGGATCATCCACTGTGATTGTTATATCTCCGGCAATCGCCCCAGAACTTAGAAGTGCATGATTAACTCCTTCCAAATATTCTTCAAATTCTGTTTTATCTTTATAAGTTAAATTTTTACCGCTACCTATTCTGAATCCAAGTACTGATTTATAAGAATATTGCCATGCATCAGAAGGCATCGCAAATTTATTTATTCCGCGACTTGTAGCTCCCAAACTATAATCAAATTCTTGAAGATTATGCCATTTTTTTAATTTACCTCGCGCGAATTGCAAACAATTATTTATTTCTTCTATACAAAAATCTTTAGTTACATTCTCAGTGAATTCAGTTTTATTTCTTTTTAAAGCATAATCTATGGCCGCTCCGACCGTATTATCTCCATATCCGTTATAAGGAATCGGATCTGAATAATCAGAATAACTTCCTGCTCCAATAGTATTTTTTAATCTTGTAAAATAATATCCCGATGAATATGTACTATCGTCATATTGAGTATTAATTTCATCTGCTTGAATATTAATGGTATCAAGAACTGTTTTTGTGCCGGCGATTGTTACTGCATGACTAAATTCAACCTGATCATATTTTATTATATAAACAGGTGTTCCTTGAACATGGTCAAAGACACAGTTAGAAGCTAAAAATACCGAAAGACTGCTCGGCGGTGTAGTCGCGTGAGTTTTTATTACTTCTGATTTTTCGTCTCCCGGTTCTCCAATAAATAAAATTAAATTTACTGCGAATCCGATTATACTTTCAACAGGTAATGTTGAATCTCCAGCCGACACATCACTGGTTAAAAATGTAAGTTTTTTATCTTTTATTAATTCTAAATTATTTAGAAAAATTGTTTTCATATTTAATTTTAATCTTTAAATTTTTAGTACATTACTGTAGATTTGATTGTGAAGTTTCCGGTCGGGGCCGCTCCGTCAGTTATAACTAATTCAGCTTTAAAAAATGCAATTGCTCCCAATGTTTCTTTATCAAGAAATAAAATATCCGTACCTGCAGAGGCACGAACTTTTGATGAAATTCTTGTTTTGTTTTGAGCATTAGTATTGGCAACATTATCTATCAACATATTATATTGATAAAAATTTGTGCCATCATTTGAAACGTAAATCTTTAGTTCTCCCGAGCGATTATTAACTGTTCCACCCTCGGTTAAACTTAACATAATTGACTTTGCTCCTGCGCAAAGTTCAGCTTTAGCGTCTGCTACGGCGACGCTGGCCGTTATAGCATCGTGAATAGTTTGTTTATAAACAATACCTTCTGTGTAAGAATAATGTTGACTCATATGATTATAATTTTAATTGTTAATTTTTTTAATTTTAGGAATACCAAGTTTTAACATTGACTTTTTTTGGCAAAATTTTCCTTGGCGTTGAAGCAAATTCTTCGAGTTGTTTTTTAGTCATTGATTCAGCCATTTGTTTTGATGCTCCGAGTAATTTTCTTTTTGGAATTTTACCTTTTTTTGCCGCCAAGGCTATTGCCATTGCTTCTTGCTGTGCTTTTGATTTTGCCGGCATAAATTTTAATTTTTATTATTTTTTCTTTAACTAAGATTCTTAAGATCCTGTTGCCCGGGCTTTGACTTTAAAAATCAAAGCCCGGAGTCAAAGGATTTGAATCTAACCTTTATCATTAGATTCTATTTTAAACTACTAAGCTACAGTACATCCATTATTCGAAATGACATACCATTTACTGTTAGTGAACATCAGTAAGCAAGAATCTCCCACATCATTAAATTTAATTGTGGCAAATCCTCCTGGATTGGCCGGAGTAAGCGTTCCTTCTCCGCCATCTGATAACATTATACAGAATTTGAGTTGTCCTTCCGTACCGTCAGCAAGTGTTAATGCATCTGCCGCAGTTGTAGTGATTTCTGTGATCGATGAGACCACATCTACCGCTCCAGCTCCAGTTAATGACTGAGTCTTGCTCATTAAAACCACATTGGCTAAATCAATTTGTCCCGAACCATTCGGGGATAAAGTGATATTGCCATTAGCACCATCGGTAATAGTGATATCACCAGTAGTACCATTTCCAGTTTTAAGAATCAAGTCATAATTTCCAGATGATTGAACAATCGCGGCTGCCGCACCAGTACCAACTTGGATACCAGCGAGATCAGCATCAAGACGCATCTTCTCTGTTAATGTGCCAGCCACATCGACATAAAATGCCATGATTCCGTCGGGATTAGCCGCGGCAATATCTTTGGCAATTACATCGATTCTTGCATAACTCTCGGCGGCTGCCGCATCGTCGATTCCCGTGAAGAGAATTCTACCGACGACATCATTCGCGGCCGCTGATGCAGACACATGATTAAGTTGAAGAACAGCACCCAATGCACCTGCATCGGTGTTATTTATTTCAACTACACCAGTTGTATTGCAAACGAGTTTAATTGCACCTGCAGCACCATCAACGATATTGATGTAACTTGAATTGGTCCCAGAATTGGTTTCGAGTTTAAGATCATATGCACCACTTGAACTGATAGTTCCGGCTGCCGCTCCTGATCCAACCAATATAATTCCTGCTCCATTTGGAATCAGGCTGATTGCGCCATCAGCGCCGTCAGTAATAGTGATTAAACTAGAGGTAGTCCCCGAGTTTGTACTCAAGGTCAAATCGTAAGCTCCATTTGAAGTTACGATTGCAGCGGCTGCTCCGCTACCAACAACTAATCCATTGACATCTGAGTCAAGGGTTAATATAAGGGTAACAGTATTAGCTTTCATCACGTAGAATAATAAATCGGCATCAGTGCTACCGGCTGTTACGTCAGTTATCACTGTATCGATTCTTGACATTACTTCTACGTTAGCACTGGCATCTTTAGCATAAACTGCAATTCTTCCAGCAACATCACTGTTGGCCGGAGAAGCGGAGTTATGATAAAGTTTTATCCACGCGCCAAGTGCGCCTGCGTTTGTACATACACCTTCAAATACTGCACCAGCTCCGCTTGTCGTTGAATAAACGACCGAAGGAGTGTTGGTATCAGTACCTGAGAAACCGAATCTTGCGACTGTACCACCTGCAGCGATTTCGCCATCAGCTGTTACTTCTAAAACGGCCTTAGTTGAAGCTAATGCTCCACCGCCATTAATTACAGCTACTGAATTATCAACGGAGTCTCCATCGAGAACCATCGCTTGCATCAATTTAGATGCACCGACAAATTCTATACCAACGGAAGTTTCAACAGGAGTTCCAGACGGAGCAATTCTAATTTGATTTGATCCTGCGGCAGAATTGCCGGAAGAATTAATCAATAAAATTGCTTTATTGTCAGCGGTTACTCCAGATGAAGTTACTGTGATAACATTTTCTGATGTTTGAATACCTGTAATTTCTAAAGCTTTCGTAGAATTAACGCCGGAAGCAATGAGGGTTGCCCCGTCAACGCCAACGCTAAATCTAACTGAGCCGTCATTACAAGTTAAAAATGTTCCACCAGAAAAACCAGAAGCTGTGGTCACTAAATTGATCATATTACCTGAAGTCACGCCATTGGCGGTAATCAAGATAACATTTCCCGTAGTGACTGCAGCAGCAACGACTGTTAAGGCCGCATCGGTGTCGTCATTTGTCAATGTAATTTTACCATTTGAAATTACGACATCACCTGCTGTGACTGTGAGACAATCAGTATCAGCTGTTCCGGTAATAGTAATTGAAGCAGTGGCTGTTAATGCCGGACCGATAGTTACCGCACCGGTAGAAGTTCCACCGATTATAATAGTACCAGTTCCAGTAGCATCAATTGTAAGATTAGCCGCAGCGGTTAAACTTTCGGCTATTAAACTTGCAAAAGTTCCAGCACCTGCGGAAGTTACTGACCATGTACTTGATGTACCAGTAACATCATTACCAGTTCCTGAATTAGAGAATGCTAAAAGTGCGCCGGTCGCTGTAGCTTGCGCTGCGAGCGTTAAAGCGACTGAAGATTCTCCAGCTAATAACTGAATTGTAAATGTGCCATCGTCTATGGATAAAGTTTTATCTAAATCATACAGGTCGTCCCATGTTGACACTCCCCCGGCACTTGATACGGAGACCCAAGATGAGCCATTCCAATATTTAAGTGATCCGGAAACAAATGCCAAACCGCGCCGATTCGCATCGGTGTCGGTAGGATTCGCTGAATAATTTACTAATTCTAACCAACCAATAGACGATTTAACGAAATTATCTGTTTCTGCCATATTTGTTTGATTCGATTAGGTTTATAAGTTGTTTTTCAATTATTTCTTGTTTAACATAACTTGAGATATGAATCGGAACATATCCTTGCGAAAATAGAAAAATATCTTTATGAGTATCGGTATGTTTGTGAATGTTTCCATCCACTTCTATGACTGTTCTTCCGACAAGGAAGTCCACGACATATTTTCCAATCCGATATTTCGTTTTGAATTTAATTCTATTTCGTTTGAAAATCTCACCGATTCTTCTCTCGCCTTTTGTCGATTTGACTTTTGTTAAACGTAATAATTGATTTCTCATATCCCTATTAGTTCAATCGCTTGGAGAAAAAAGCGAAGGTTATCTGGGGTTTATTAGACGTTTTTCTCGTCCGACTTTTTCTCTGCCTTTTTGATTTCTAAAATAAGATCGCCGCGCGTTGCGACTTTCTCATCAAAATCAATCCCCAGCTCCTTTGCCTTAATTACTAACTCAGGTTTTCTGAGTTGACTTAATTTTCTAGGTTTATCACTTTCGATTTCCAAAGGATCAAGAAAGCCGGCCCTAACATCATCGGGATTCATGCCCTTAGAATGTATTGCATCCATCTCGGCTTGAGTCCAAGGAATGCCGGGAGCTTTAACCCTATTTTCATTCGTAAGTTTAGCCCAGTCAATTTGAGTAGACATAAGAGTTGTTTTGATTAATTTTATTTAAATGTAAACTTTCGGGGGAATTTACGGCTTCCCCCGAACCGACTATTTTTATTATAGATTTATTTTCTTACAAAGAAATTAATGACTAGGATTTATCTCCTTTGCTACCTGCGATATAAGCCGGAAAGCCCATACCGATTGCATAGAAGAAATCTAAAGAATAAGCCCAATTTTTATTCGCGTAGACTTGTTCCGGAGCATCAAGTGCCGGACGTTCTGCAAATAAACATTGTAACGATTCTTTAACTCCTTTAGAGTCACACATGAACCAATAGGCAGAAGAGTCAGTGCCATCACTCGCTAAAGCGAGACGAGGCCAGACGATTACTTTAACTTTGCCTTTTAATGGATTCTTGTCATTATTCGCACTGCCCGGTAAATACTCAGAATTACAAATACGATCTGCAATATCTTCATTGTCAGCGGTTACTATGATTGTGTCATAGTTAATCGATCTAACAAGATTATTCGGATCGCGATGCTTCAATCCTTGCGCTCTCATATAAACAATTGCTTGTCTTGAAAGTGGAGGATTGGTGTTGGTCCCGTCCGAAATTATATTGGAGAAAACATCTGAATTAATCGGAGTAGTATGTGAAGCAGTAAATAATGCTAATCCATCAGGTCCAAGAGCAGAAACCGTGTCTCCGTAAACATCAGTATAAGATGTTCCCCAACCTTGAATGATTCTATCAGCCAATGATTGGTCAATCTTATCAAATGCGTCTTCAGTGATGCTTCTAACAACAGAATCAATCTGATTGTGAAGATCAAATTTTCGCATTTTTTTAGTGATGTCAACTTCAGCACCGAAGTATTCTTGGGTCCAAGAAACTGAGTCACCTTCTCTGGCACTTAACTTTGGTAAGTCTTGGCCGGAAGTAACTCTCTTGATCCCGGATACTCCATGTAGGATTAAATGATCATATGTTAAACGATCTGTATCGAATACATTGAAAATTGAAAATCCAACATTTTCTGCTACCTTGTTTTTGGCTACTTCGTTAAATATACTTTGTAAGTCATCAGTTAATGACGGAAAATCGCTAACTAAAATAGGCATACGTTTAAGCTATATTATGCACGAAGTATCCTCTAACCTTTTTGTCGGCTGCCGCTCCAACGTTCTCTGTGACATAGAATACGTCCGTTGTGGTCGCATCATTATCAAGAGTGTCGTGATCGGTTAAGTCAACATAGGTTCCTCTTTGAGTGACGGCGGAATTGTGAGTGCAATCGCATTCAAATTCAACTCCATCAACGATGAGAACTTGGATGTCCTCATGTTCGCCGGCGGCAGTAACTTTATCTTCCAAGGCAACCATTCTGATCTCTGTGGATGCAGATGTTGCTCTTTGTAAATAACCACTTGCCCAATCCAAAGCATCAAACTTTGTGATTGTAGATCCGGAAACAGTACCACTTTTAATGGTAACAATTTTTCCGGAATCGTAACGTAGAGGTGTAAACATAATTTATCGTGCGTTTATGTTGGTTAAACTTATAAGGAATAATCGACTTTATTTGTACCATTCCTTAACAGGAATTTTTTTAGTAAGAATACTCTTACGTTCCTGATTTTTGCCCTCTCCTTTTGTACCAGATGGTTTGCTTTTTTCTGCGGCAAGATCAGCAGAGATTTTTCTGTCATTATTGTTTCCATCATCTCCGTTGTTGGTTTTTCCACCATTTTTCTCCCAAAGAGTTCTAGCGTCTTGAATGTCCGCTATAATACTCTCGGTAGATTCTTTTCCGCGACGAGGAGTGTAAAACTTGATGATATCCACCCAGTTTTTATCAATCACTTCGTCTTTGCAAACTTCTTTAATGGCCTTATCCGAATTGATTTTATGCAAATCAGCGCGGGTAATAGGCTCATTATCTGATTTCTGTTTAGGTTTTTCTTCGTTTTTTTGAACTGGCTTTTTAAAGCCTTTGAGTTTATCCTTTACGGATAATAGACCATCTTTATAATTCTTTTTATCGCGAAGAATTTTCTCAACAGTTTTTCTAGGAAGGACAACCGTTTCATCCTCTTCATCTCCTAAATCAACCTCATCGTCTTTATCACTTTGGTCTCCCAAAGTTTTATTGATTTGAGATTCTATTTCTTCAGTAGATGAATTTTCTGAACCGGAAGCATTGTTTTGCGGTTGACCATCTCCGCCAGGAGTTTTCTCCTCTCCATTATTTAAGTCAAGTGTTTTATTTTCTGACATATTTATTAAATCCTTTAATTTGTGAACTCGGCAGGATCAATCCCGAGATGTTAGTTAATAAATTTTTTAAGTTTAAATAATATAGATAATATTAAATAAAATAAAAACGGCCAAACTTATCGAAAGGCCAGCGTGCAATTTGATGACCATAAAGGCGGAGCCAAAGGCCACCAAATTGCACTTACTGCTAAAATTAACCTTTCATAAGTTCTCCGCCTTATAATAGTTAATATACTGATTATTTTTTTATTTCTTATCTTTCTTATCTTTTTTATTTTCTTTTACTTCTTCTTCTTTTACTTCAGTGAGATTCTCAAATGCATTGCACCATTCATCATAAAGTAATGCTTGTCGTCCGCCAAACTCTTCGTGAGATTTTAAAAGAATATCTTTGACTCCTTCAATCATATTCTTATTGGACGGCAAAACATCGACGATATAATCTTCATTCAAGTAATCCTGATATTCTTTATTGAAACCATCAACATCTTTAATCTTATACTTTTTACCTTTATGCTCGTCGGTTGTTTCTTTAACTTCAATGATTTCTTCGCCATTTTCACTAACTTTAACTTCCGGATAGAACATAACAGGCAATTCAACTTCTTTTTCTTCGCCTTCTTTACCTTGTTTAACTTTTTTCTTTTCGGCGTACTTTTTAAGAAGTTCAATGCGAGTTTTATCTAACTCTTGAAGTATCGGCGCGATCAATTGCAAAAATCTTGTTCTTGATCTTGAAGCTTGGCCGTGCAACATTTGATTGCCCAACCATTCAGCCAAACCGACTGATTTTTTACTAACCCCATTCTCTTCTGGTGTTCCAATAAAAAAGTAATTTTTTAATTTAAGTGTTTTCATATGTTCGCCTTTTTACCCTTGCTCTTGTTCGCCTATTTTCTTATTGTCTTCGCGAACAGAAGCACCGGTCTTTGGTTTAGTTTGTTTATAGGCCATATCGACTTTTTGTAAAGTTCTCAACAGTTCGAACCTTTGGCCGAGCCAAAGTTTATAACTGTTTTGATCTAAACCTACGCCCATTGTTTTTAATAATTGTATATCTCTTTTTCTAAAATATTCTCTAAATCCCATATCTGAATATTGACGAATAAGCCATTGATTAATTCTTTCATTATCAACGCCGGTGATTTGTTTATCATCGTCAAGCAATCTGAATAAAAGTTTGATTAAAAATTCTCTAATCATATAATATTTATTCTATTGGTTCTACGCCAATTAAATCAAAATCAGCTCTTGCGACTTCATTTCCCTCTAATGCTTTACTCTCTGAATAAGAATTCATCTTAATCTTTATTTTCATTTCATATTCTTTGCCTACTTCCCAATCTTTAATTTCCGGTAATTGTTTGGCGTTAAAACTTATATAAGGTAAATCAATTCTTGATGGCCATATTTTATCCGTGGTCATTTCAAGACTTTTTTCTTTCTTTTTTTCCATTTCTTTTTTTGCAAGTTTTACTAAATCGTACATAAATTTAAAATTAAAAAATTAAGAAATTAAAAATTATTGTGTTGCTATTTGTCCTGTTTCTGGTGGTAAGGGTGGTTTTGTCGCACCTGTTCCTTCTCCTGCTTCTGGTGCGCCTCCTGTGCCTCCTGCCTGGCCTAATTCAGCTTCTTTTGCTGCAGCCTGAAGTTCTTCTAACTTTTTAAGATATTTACCCGGGCTATCATTATATGCTTTAGCGAATTGCTCGAAATAATCTTTTTGATTTACAACGAATATTTGAGGGAATAATTTACTGACTACTTCTAATTTTTCAAGTACCTCTGCTTGTACGCGACCCTGATTCTGTTTATAAACAGTCGATGATATAATTTCAATTTGGAATCTATAATTATCAAGATAATCTGTCGGGATAATTAATTTTTTATATTGTATTCCTTGCTGTTTCATCATTTCTTCTTCAATGGATGTTGCCGCTTCTAAAGATTTCTTTTCACTATCTTTAATGTCCCTAAATTGAATAGCAAGTGTTCCTCGTTCACCGGTTGATGAATCTAATTCGCAATCATTGATAATATAAGTTTTATAAACTTTAATCTCTTTTATTTCTCCTGTCTTTTCATCTTTTTCCATTATTGTTTTTGGCTGAGGATAGTTCTGTTGAATGTTGGCCAGTCTTAAATAATATTTTTGCCTCCATAAATCAGTAATCATTTCATTATAAAGTGTTTTCATTTCCTGTAATTTTTCATCAGCGATAACTACTTCTCTGGCTGTAGCTTTCTTTCCGCTCAATAAATTTGGAAGTGATGGACTGGTATCTTCGAGGAGTTGACCTATAATTTTAAAAAATGAAACATCAGCATTATTAATTCCTTCCACTGGTATTGATTTAACTTGAGTGACGTCTTCAACGGAAATATGAGAGGATCCCGTCACTATCTGGTCTTCTAAATCCAATGCATCTTGATTAACTCTTCCGACTAACATTCCCGGTAACATTGAGCGCCATTGTTTATCACTCATTGTGTTAAATGTGGTGTTAAATGAGTCATAAATTCCGGCCATAATATTTGGAAATGAATTACCATAGAAGAAACTTTTGTTCACAAATGGTTCAAATATAGTTTTCGCGAATGGATATGCTTTAACTCCATTCTTTTTCCATAAAAGCGGCGCATTGAGCAATAATACTCCGTTGGCCACGATTATGTATGAATCTTTCATTCTGTTGTAAAGTCTGATAACTTCAATATTCTTTCCGTTTGTTCTCGTTTCCCATGCGTTTTTTTGTTGATAATAAAAAGATGTAGTATCAGCATCGGTTAATTCTCCTTTAGTTTTTACGTAATTAAAATTTGTATATTTACCAAATTCATTTTCAAATACATCTTTGTCTAAATATCTAACCCATGCCACTTCGGGTTGATCTTGAACATCAGAAATATTAATATCTCTGATAAAAAATTCTGTGATCGGCAATTGATAAGATATACATTTATCATCGACGTCTACTTCTTTTTCAACATATTCAATCTTACCGGTGACGATATCATAATTTGTTATAAATTTTTGTTTGTATCTTGTTTTTAAATATCCTTCATATTTAATGACTGTTCCATGTGTCGATGCTTCCCACGATTCCCAAAAATTCTCGAGTACTGAATTTTCTTCTTGAATGTATGATCCTTTAATTAACCATTTCACTATCTCGGCCCGATTTACATTCATTACGTTATCTTCTCCATATGCTTTAATTTCCATGTCTGGAACTTGTAAAGAAAATCCGGCTAAATTCTTTTTCTGTTTATCGCGTATTGTCGGAAGTGGAACATTTGATTGCCAATCTTCTTTCGGCGGATCATATGATTCTTTGGAAACTACATAAGCATTTAATCTTTTATCTCCATCGTCAACAAATGCTTTTAAATTTCTATTATTAAATTCAGGATATGTCTTGGTTTGAAGCGTGATCATATCCTGCAATGAATTATAAACACCCTTTATAATTTTTTGGTCTGAGATGTTTGGATTATAAGCAGTCTTGGGTGTTTCTCCATTTGTTTCTTCTTTATTATTTATTTTATTTTCTTTTTCTCCTTTATTCATAAGTTTAATAATTAATGTCCAGTCATTTTAAGATTATATCCTCCGCTTGGAGTCTTATGTTTCTTTTGTTGGGCCATTTTTCTCATAAAAAATCTTTCTTCTTGAGTAATGGCAATTGCTGTTTGCGGATCATAGAATGTTGCCGCTAATGCATCTGCCGCGCCTGGACTTGCTATTTTTCTTTTTCTCATTTCGTCCTTAGGCATTATTGCGATGACTCCCTTACTATCTACATTTTTATATTTAATGGTTGTTAACTGCAACCAGATTGGATCTTTACTTAATTTTCCTCCTTGTTTAATCCACGATCTAAGTCTCCAATACATTTCAGCTCTCTTATTTAAAAATTGTCTTGGGTCGCCCGGTGTTTCGTTTCCTTTAACTCCGAATAGATTCCATTTCTGTTCCGGCTTGACATTATCTACTCTGTTTATTTCGACGAGCCGGCTATATGTTCCGATCTGGACGCTATCGACATACACTTTTTTAATATTTGTTTCTTTTAATTTATTCGAGCATTGGCCGGTAAAATCCATTTGATCTAATCCTTTTTGATTAAAAAGAATTTCTGCATATCCCGAACTTCTGTGTACTATTGACGCGTCATCTTCTCCGCCATCAGCCGGGTCGATTCCTAATCTGTTTTCTCCAAAATGTACACCGCCCTGCATTGCCAGTTTAACTTCTTCGTCGCTTATAAGTTGCTGATAATTATCAGAATCAATCGCATCGGCCGGTGGAAACTTACAGGCAAATAAAACTTCAAAATTTGCTTTCTTTTTTGCTTCTTCGATAACGCTTGGTAAATAACGTCCTTCTGCCATTCCTATTTTATAATCTATAAAAACTTTTTTATAATTCGGGTCTTTCCACGTTGTTAAAAAATGATTTCTAAAAAATGGATTGCCTATATTTACTAAAAATGTATCTTCTCCTTTTCCGGCCAACATTCTGAATATTCCAGAATCGACATCATCGTCTTCAAGTGCGGCTTCATCTGCTACTATATTACGGCCACCAAAACCCATAATTGTCGTGATTGTGTTCTGTTTACGTCTGGCATCGGCTGTAATAATCTCTATTGTTCCATATCTTGGTATCTGATCCTCTTCCATGATTGAATATGTCAGTTTAACTTTGCTTTTCTCTTCAAGCAATCTCATTAATAAATTCTTTTCTTTTATATTTATACCTGAAAGTTTACGGGCAAAGAAATTATTGTTGGCCGTATCGCGTATCATGTAATTAATAAGAATGCGACCTCTCTTTGTGTCCGGCACTACCAACATCCAATCTCCGGGGAATGTTGTTATCCTTGTTAAAAGAGCGCGGCTTATTGTCAAACTCTTGCCGTATTGCGTGCTGGCGATAATTTGCGAGCGAGGATATTGCCTAAATAAAATCAATTTAAATATTGCTAATTCTCCCGGGGACATTTCCCATGGCGATTCATCTTCATTTTGAAAATTATCTCGAGCGAACTGCCATGTTGCATCATCTTTTAATTTATCAAATTCCTCTTTTATAAATTCATTAGCTTGTTCTATCGTTAAAACGTCTCCTAAATTTTCAAAGTCTTTGTCTGTGATTATAATATCATCTCCGAATAAAGGAAATATAAAATCTTCTCGCATAATTATTATTTTTTTTCTTCTTTATATAATTGGATTGCTTCTCTAAATATTTTCTCTGCCTTAATTTTAATTTTCAAAATAAATATTTTTACCCTCGCCATGATCGCATTCGTGTTGAAAAACTTGACTCTGCAATCCTGTTAAATTTTCTGTAATTGTTTTTAATTTCCCAAACATTACCGGCACTTGATATTCTACTCTTACTTTATAATATCTTTCAACATATTTTTCTTTTCTGAATGGAAAAGACATACAACCTTCTGGCATTTTTATTTTCATTCCCTCTCCTTTAATTAATTTTGGATTTATTATAATCCTATATTTAAAAACTAATTCTGGTATTAATTTTCTATTCACTACAAAGAAATTAAAAGGTTTATCTGACACTTGGGAATGATGAAGCGCGCACCCTTCTCTTCCGTCAAATGTTCCATTATTATCATCCATAAACTTTTTTAATTCTTCCGCCTGAATTTTTATCTGTTCCCAATTTTCTACCGGTAATGATTTTAAATAATGGATTGGTATAATTATCATAATTACTTTTTAATTAATGATTTTGCTTTTTCTTGTTCTACGAGTCTACGAATATTATCTTGAATATCTTTAAGCGATTTACGTGCAACAATATCTCCAACATCTAATTTTTCCTGCCAATCTTCTACTATTTTCATCCACGCTAATGATTCGGCTGCTTTACCTTCTTTGACTGCGGTCCGGTATAATCCTGCAATTACATTTGGCGTTCTATCCTTTCCCCATTTCTTCCAACACAATCTTACTTCTTCATAAAATTCCGGTTCATTTTTCCATCGACAAAGTGTTTCATTGTTAATTTTATTCTTTTTACAAAAATCTCCATCTCTATGAAATCCAAACTCTTCATCTCTATAAATTATAGGAGTTGCTGTAAATTTAACGAATTCTATCCATGTTGCTTTTCTATAAATACCCCTTTTTTTTGGTTTATTTCGGATTTCATTTTTTTTAACCATATTCTATTATTTTCTATTGACTTATTTTCTCTACCTCTCCATTGTTATTCATTACTGAAGCAATTAAAACTAATTTAGACATTAAATGTCCACACTGACACATTTGTGCGTCTTCATAACCAAAATTAAGTTTATTTTCCAATACTCCACAATAAACTTGTACGCGCTGTCCGCATTTAGGGCATTCTTGATAAAGATTAATGAATAAAATTTTATTTAAATACATAATTTATTTTTTAATTTCTTTTTTTTCTTGTTTCTTTTGATTATTAATAAAATTAGAATATCTTTTTCTTATTACGTCAACGTATTTCGGGTCTAGTTCCATCATATAACATTTTCTCCCTAATTCCTCGCAAGCTATTAACGTTGATCCACTGCCTCCAAATGTGTCTAAAACAATTTGATCTCTTATGCTTGATGCTTTAATCGCCTTGGCTACGAGTTTTACTGGCTTCATAGTCGGATGTTCTTTGCTCTTTGATGGTTTCTTTTCGTTCCAGATATCTGTCTGGTCTTTTTTATTTATTACCTTACCAGTGATTAAACCATCCAATTCAAGATGATATTCTCCAAGTTTAATCGTAGTTTTTCCGCCATCATAACTAGGTTTTAAAACTTCTAAATCTTCCCAAACATTTCCTTGATCTCTCCAGCCGGCAAAGTAATGATTAACTATATTGTTCGGCCAACCATAAAGCATCGGTTCATATTGACTCTGCCAGTCGGATCGCGACAATGTAAAGGTATTTTTTGCCCAGATGATAAAACTTGAGAAATGCCCCCCCCCCTCAACAAATGCAGTTTTTAACGTATCTATCTCGCTTGATCCCATGCAGATATAAAATGCTCCCTTGCAATTCTCTATTAAATTTTTAACTGATTTAAACAAAAATTCATAAAAATCATTTTTATTCATCTTGTCATTCAAAATTCCTTCCCGATTATGTTTATCTCCATCTCCGCCCATTCCGCCTTGATAGTCAACATTGTATGGCGGATCCGTAAAAACCATATCTGCTTGTTCGCCGGCCATAAGTTTTTTAATGTGTTCCGGATTTGTGGCATCTCCGCACATAACCCGATGATTTCCTATTTCATAAACTTCTCCTAATTTTGATTCTGGTATTCCGATTCCTGAATACATTTCTTCAGGATCAAGATTTTCTTCATTTTGAATATCTTCTCCGAATAATTTATCTAAATCTTTACTTTCAAATCCAATATCCTTAAGCATTGACATTTCAAATTCTGATAATAAATTCCAGTCCCAATCCCCGGTGTTCTTGTTGAGTCTTAGATTTAATTCCTTTTCTTTTTTTAAATCAGGAATATTGATATAAACCACTGGAACTGTCTTAAATCCCAAATCTTGAGCTATTTTGAGTCTAAAATGGCCTCCAATAACCACACCTTTGCGTTTTGGCGCGTTATTAACGATGATCGGGTCAATCATACCAAACCTTTTAATTGATTCGGTTAATTGCTCAATAGCCTTAGTTTCCCATCGCCTTGGATTGTATGGAGCTGGTTTAAGTTTATCTATTTCTACATTTTCTATTTTAATTTCCGCCATTTAATAAATTTTTTACTTTTAAATTATATTCGTATATTTTTTCTTTTAATTCTTCAACAGTAAATTTTTTATAATCATTTTTAATTCTTAACATTTCATCCACTTCTGGCCGGCCGTACATTTCTTCCATTTTTATGAAATATACATCAAGACACCCATGCTTGAAAACATTATCTCCTATCGATTGAGCATGACAGTTTCTTTCGTCATATCGCAATGAATTATGTGATCGGCTGATAAAATGTCCGCATTGTAATTTTTTATATGGAAATCTTCTATCGCTTGTTATGCAAATTCCTTCTGTTAATGTTCCGGTTGTTTTTAGACAATCCCTTAATCTGATAAATTGACTAAAAATTATATCTAATTGAGTTTTATAGTAACCGACTCCTTTTTTCTTTTCTTTCTTATTTTTATTAATTTTCTTAATTTTATTAATTTTTATATTTTTTATATAAAGAGTTCCATTCTTTGATTTTTTAATATTTTTATTCCTCTGGTTCTCTATTGATTTGATTCGCGCTCGATCTTGACATTCTCGCCACTTTTTTAAATCTTGTTTAACCATCTTTAAAATTTAAAAATAAAAAAGAGATAACAAAAAGTCATCTCTTGAAACACAATGAATTTAAAAATATTTTATTCATAAAGCGGCCAACATTATTAATAAAAGTGCTAGATGTTTTGCCGTTAAACTACAATGGTTTAGCTTTAAGGCCGCTCCATCGAAAGGGCTATCGAATCCCAATGTATCTAGCCCTTATATCTTAACACTAATTTCATAAATAATTAAAAAAGTTATCCACAACCTACTCGTCAATTTTTATTTTATTACTTTCTCTTAATTTTACTTTACAACGAGGACATTTGGCCGTTAAAAACCATTTCTCTACTTCTTTAACTATTATATTTTTAACCATTTTATTTTTCCAATACCATTCCCATCCGCAATTATAACATCTTATTTTCAATCCTTCTTCTTGAAATTTTCTTTTTTCGTAATAATTTCTTTTAGCAAGTTTTTTAACTGAAAAATTATTTTCAAACATATAATATTATAATAAGTAATTCCCCCATATGTAATACCGTATCGTATCACAAAAAGGGGGACCCGAACTGAATTTTAAGATTATTTTATTATTTTATTATTCTTTTAAGAACTTCCTGCTTTCAATTTCTTCTTGCCGGGCCATACTTAGACCCCAAAGTTTACGTTTATAAGATTCATATTTAGAATCTATCCATTCTCTTTTTGTTGATCTATCTACAATTAATGGAATACACCAGACTCCTTCTTTATTTTTTATTATTCCGCTTTCTTTTATTGCTTTATCCATATCTTCTTGAGTTTCAAAATAACCCAATATTTCATTATAAAAAAGTAAGCGCCGGCCTTCTAGTAAATATCTAGCCGGATGAAAAACTGACATTTTTTTTAAATCTTTATTTTTCATTATTAATCTCTTTTTGGTTTATATTGTTCTAAAAAAACTCTATAACTTACTCCTGTCATTTCAAACAATACTATTCCAAATGCCCTACCTAAATCTTTGTCAGTTTTTGCGATTACTAATTTTCCATTTTTAAGCCATCTGACAGTGCCATCATTTTCAATTCTAAAAATTTCATTATTTTCACTATTTTTTATTTGTAATAATATTATTTTGTTTTCCATATAATATTTATTTAATTATTTTAAAATAAAGTTCTTGCCTTCCCCACGCCCTTGCCTCGTCTGTATTCCATAAGAAAATATCAAAATATAATGGGTCTGTTGAATTGCGATATTTTAACGCCATTCTGTCCCTACAAACATAAACCTTGTCCAACACTTCAATCTTTGTCCCAAACGGATAAATAGCAGGGCAGGCAATATCGCCTAATTGAACCCTGTGTCCGGAGGCATTTATATTCGGATCTGAATCGGTCTGCCTTTCTTTGGGTGAATATGCGGTGAATATTCCCTTTTTTACTTCGCATACTTTGGTTTCAATGGCAGGCACAAACGCAGGGAGATTGTTTCCGAAATTATCCAAATCTTTTTTAGTAAAACATCCAGCGATAATTAAATCGATAACGACTATACCTATACAAATAGCAATCCATTTACGCTCAAAAGAAGTCAAATCACTTTCAACTTTCTGTATCCCTTCGCCTTGCCCGATTGTTTTCCAATGCCAGTTATTATCATTACTGCCAGTAGTTTTAGGGTTATATTCGCTACAAAATACTTCTTCTGAACCTTTCTCATTAACTTCGTGCTCAAAATTATCACAATAATTATTATGTTCGTGTTCGCATTTCTTACAATCTGGTCTTGTTTTATTTGCGATTATCTCTTCGGTGGTTTTGGTTGGTTTCATATTATTTTAATTAAATTTGGATTTTCATAAATATTGCCAATCACTTCGCATTCATTAAACTCTGACCAATCACACCCACCATCTTTATCATTTTCATTTATTTTTTTTGCCATAAAACAAGGTCTTTGATTAAATAATGAAGGATCATCTTTTAATTTTGGATTATTTTTAATACATTCTACTGAATGATCAAATCCTTTATTCCAAATAACTTGTTTTTTTATTTTCCATTTTTTTTGTTTTTGAGAATATGGTCTATCAAAAACTTCGCTTTCTATAATATCTCCTTCGTAAATCTCTTTACCATTTTTATCAAGTAATCCAGTGAATTGCTGAATATCAAAATCTTTATCTGACTGTTCTTCACTTCCAAAAAATATACTACCATTACAAGTTAATTCAAAATAAGGCACAAATTCTTTATTTTTTTTATCCCAGCATCTAAATTTTATTTCTCTCATAAGTTTTAATTAAATTATTTTTTAGTAAAAGCAGATAAGCAAGATATTATTTTATTAACTTGATTTTCCAATTCTGACACCCGAGTTTCCAAAGTGCTATCTTTAAGAGCCAAAGGTTCAGATGGCTTGGAGTCGCAGAAAGCAAGGAGACAGTCATCGCCGCCCCAGCCGTCCTCAAAGTCGCCGAGGCCGAACTCGAAGACGCCATCCGAATCACGGCTGACGCTCGGCACGCGGTGATTACCGTCAGAGTTAATCCATTGATTTCCGAAAGCAACTAAATAACTATCTTTTTCAAGTTCGTGAGTGTTTACATATTCCAAAAGTTCCCAAATGTTGGCAGGTCGCATTCCCTTTGATTTGATTAAATCTAAGCATTCCTGCGATGTCATTGTTTTTTCCAGTTTGATAATCTGCGGGTTTTTGGTTTCTATCTTTTCAGGTATGGGAAAGTTTTCTTCTGTGATATTTTCATTAATATAATACCACTTTTTTTTATTAAGTAATTGTTTAAGAGATTTTTTCATACTTAATGCCATTTATAATTAAAATTTCAGGTAAAATTTTTTTTGATTTCTTTTCTAACTTATTAATTAATTTTGTACTCGCAGAACCACAGCGATAAAACGCAAGGCCAGAATCGCTGCAGTCCAACCCAGGCCTGCCGCCACGGAGGCAAAGAGCAGGCACGTCGTCGGAGCCAAAGCGAGAACCCGACAAATCTATGTAATGGTCTTTTAGAATATCAGGATTATCTCGCAAGAGAGCCAAGCCTTCATAAATTGTTAATCCTCTGCGACCTTGTTCTTTGAATATCTTGTCGCAATTATCAGGGCTTTTTCCAAGCATTTTTGTTCCGTCTTCAATATTTTTAATATAGTAATTATCTGCTGGCGTTTCTATAACATCTTTGACTCTTTTTAAATCAAGATAGTTCACAACGCCGAGTTCGGTAAATTGCTCTTCAAGTGATTTTGATTTTATAACGAGAAGTTTTTTAATCATAATATTTATTTTTTAAAAAATATTTTATGATATTTACTTAAAAATTCTATATTCAGTTTTAACAATTTTATTTCTTTATACTTTAATTCTAATTGTTCTTTTAACTTTTTAATTAATCGTTCCTGTTGTTCTATTATTTTTTCATCTATTGTCATATGTTTTAATTATCACTTACTGTTTTACTTCTAAATTGATCACCTTGTTTTACTCTAATCGCGGATTGAATAAATCCAACCATCTTATCTGTAGCCGCCAATAAATTTTCCATATTATTTTTTCCGTATTCCATTTGAGTGACTATTTCATCCAATTCTATTACTTGAAGTTTTGCTCTGGCTTTGGCTACAGTAATTTTTTCCGTATCCGGATATTCATCCAATGATATCCTGGCCATTGTCTCATCTCTTTTTTGCTGGTAAACATCGCGTTGAGCGCGCGCGTAGGCTGTTTTATTGCCTAAGTAGGCATAAATAGCCGTTAATTTGCCACCGGTGTTAATAAGCCATTGTAATCCCATAGTATCAAGATCCTTTTGAAACATCTCATGTCCGATTTTAAAAACAAAATCAATCATTGAATCACTATTTCTAAATTCTTCTAAACTTTGTATATTTGCCATGGCCTTTTCTGCCTTGGTCCTAAATTTATACATTGCACTTTCTTCTGGATGATTTGATATTTTATTTTGTTCGTCCATATTTTTATTTTTTAATATTTAAAATACTAAGTAAAATATCGTAAATTGGTCTTTTTGTATTTTCTTGATAATATTTATTTTTCATTATATTTATATAATGTTCTTGACCATTTATCATGATATTTCCAGAGTAATAAGTATTGCCATTTTTAGATTTTTTTTCCCATAATGCACCTATTTTTAAATCTTTATAACTTAATTTACTTTCTTTTTTATTTTCCATAATATTATAAAATTATAATCTACCAATTTTCTTTTTGATAAAATGGGTCAGTATCTTTATCCCATGCGAATAATGCTTTAACATTTAAAAATGCATCCATATCCCTTTTAATAAAATCTTTTCCATTATCGAGGAACTTTGCTTCAAAAACTTGATATGGTTTAATTGGATATTCTTTGCATTCTTTGTTTTGAAATTTTGCAATCGCGCGCTTTATCTCTTTTTTGCGTTCTTCTCGTTTCAGGTATTCTGATTCACTATATTTTGAAAGTCTTATGGCCCATCTGCCTTTGTATTTTTTCTTTGTATTTTCTTCCATATCAGCGTACGCATAAGCCGCCGTTTGCATTCTTACCCCGTTATATAATCCATTTGATGATTTAAAGTCTCCCATGCATAGTATTCCATCAATCTCTGCTTCAAAATCCATCGTACCCATATAATCGTGTTCCTTTGAATAAACTACTCTTTCGGTTGATATAAATTTAACCTTATGTTCTTTTTCCCATTCAAGAAATGAGTTTACTCCAGTTACTGCTTCTGGAAAGTTAGGTATTTCTGGAACGTTTTCAAATCCTGGCTGTTTAAGTTTATTCCTAATGTATGCCTCACACCATGCGTGTATTTCTTTTCCGATATCTGCGGCAGTATCTCTCGCGATATCACATTGAATAATTGCCTCAATTGCCTTATCTGAATCAATCTTTTGTTTTTTATCAAGTGCGTTTAGTAAAAAGTCGGCCGTGATCTGTTGTTGCCATATTTGAAGTGCTTTGCTTTTGTCTTTAATTCCAATGAATGTTGTTACTCCTGATTTTCTTTTAAATGGAGATCCGTCTATACTTATCCAATATTGATGTGATATTGGATAAAATCTAATTTGAACTTTTCCTTTATATAAAGTGCTTGTTTCGTATTTTGATTCTTCCATATTTTTATTCGTTTATTTTTATTAAATTTTTAACTTTTACTTTTTATGCTTCTGCTATAGAACCGTTGTCAATTATTAATTTTTCCATCATTTTTGATTGACTTAATTCCTGCGTTTTAATTCTTGCTCCGAATTCCATTAACATAAAATATAATTCATTCCCTATAAGTTTTGTAACTAAAATTTCAATTGTTTCTATCTTTGTTACTTTATTCATTGCTTCATTTAAGATAAGAAGTAATTGTTCGGCTCTCTCTCTTGAAATTCCAAGAGATTCTATTAATGTTTGTGGTCTTAATTCTACCATATTTTATTTTAAATTTTTATAAGTATTTTGACATGTCCGGCAAAGTTGTTTCTTGTATACGCGCTTACTAAATTCAGCCTCTGCTTTAGTCATGGGGTTTCCGCATTCGTGGCACTCTGCCTCAATTTCAATTTCTGGCGGATTATTTTTAATTTTTTCTTCCTGATTATGTGTTGCACCTGTTTTGTCTGTCCGGTTATCATTTTTTACCACCACTCCTACATCTCTGAATTCTCGTTTTCCATAGATATCTGATGCTATTCCAAGCATACTGGCGCATTTTTTCATTGCATCAGTCGCCGAAGCTTTAAAATCATTTCCGACATCAAGATAATTTTCCGGATTATGCGGTTTACCTTTAAGACATTTAATATCGGCGCGACCATTTTGTGTCTTGGTAACTGATTGACCTGTTCCGTCTTTAACTGTAAGTTTTCCGAGTGTAATAACTTGTTCTCCGATTATTTCTTGCTTGATAATTTCAAAATCCCAATTCCAACCAAATGCATAATTAAGAACTTTTTCAACATATCCTCCCGGCACATAATCCCATGTTCCTCCGCCTTTGGCCGGCCGGGTATAAATAAATTCTTTAGGTGTGCGCTGTAAAATTTTAAGGATCTGCTTTTCAGATAACCAAGTTTTAGCTATTGTATATTTTCCTTTATTGTCTTGAATGGGATCAAGTACTTGCGGACCGACAGTAGTTAATGATAATCCTTTATTTGACTGTGGCTGTTGGATAACATGAACCTTTATGTTTACGTCCTGTTTTTTCTGTTGTCTTTTAACTGTTTTTTTAAATTGTTTTTTCTGTTTTCTCTGTTTTTTATTTTTCATATTTAATTTTTAAACCGCTAAGGCTGAACAGAATACTGTTATAACTATGAGACATAAAATGAATAATATTCCTGCCCCAATAGTATCTTTTCTTTCGGCCTTTCTTATGGATTCTTTATGGCAATCCATCGCCATTTTTACAAATTTCTTTTCCATACATTTTAATTTTAATTAATTAATAAGTAACCTATTTACAATTTATCATTACTGCCTTTTTTGTCTACCCCCCTGCCAGTGGATAACTTTTTCTCTCTTTTTACATTAATTTTTACCTTATAAAGTCGATCATCAACCGCCACGTTAACGTCATACTTTTCGCAATATTTATAAAGATGTTGATTGGTTATTGTGGCCAGTGCCAATGGAGAGTTAAATTCTTTTCTCACAAAATCTTTTACATTTTTTAACCATTCCCCGAATTTTCCTGTCCCAGTTTCCCTTGCTTCAATTAATGGACATTGATAAAAATATAATTTCTTTTCTGGAAATGTTTTATCTTTAATTTTAAATAGACAACCAATAATTCCAAATTGTTCAACCTGTATTTCTCCTCCATTTGAAACTAACAATGGATTAAGCGATTCTCCCTTTTTACAGATATGCCACTTAAATTTAGACCATTCCTTATCGTGTGGAAGTACTGGATAAAATTTATTTTTCCACGCTTCAACATATTTTTCTCCTGTTATTATTTTTATCCTTTTCATATAATTTATTAAAATTAATTCTTTCTTCGGCAATTTCGCAATACTTTTTATTTAATTCGATTCCAATGAAATTTTTACCAAGTCTTTGTGCAACTAATGCTGTTGTTCCACTTCCAATAAATGGATCTAAAACCACGCCACCATCAGGACATCCGGATTTTATTGGAGTTTCGACTAATCTCTCCGGAAATGTTGCAAAGTGTGCGCCACTAAATGGCCTTGTTGCTATATTCCAAACACAGCGACGATTACGAATACGATTTCCTTCCGAATCTATTTGCCAACGTTCGTGACCGCGCGCGGCCATAGTATGAGGTTTACGGCCCGGCATTACTTCAGTATTATATTTTGGGCTACCTTTCATGATCGTATCTTTTCTGCCATCATAATTAGCCAAGTCAAATTGTTGTTTAAAATAATATTTACGATTTTTTGTGAAGAAAAATATCTTTTCAAAGTCCATAGTGAAACGATCTTTAACACTTTGAGGCATACAATTTGGTTTTTGCCATATTATCTCATTTCTAAGTATCCATCCCCTGTTAGTCATTTCGATCGCAAATCTCGCCGGTATCTGACAAAGTGATTTTTCTAATCCTTTAACTCCACTTTTTCCGCGCTCTTGCCAACCTTTATTAAATTGCGTACCTCGATTTGTCGCTTGTTTATTTTTCCTAATTCCAGATCCACTAGATGTTCCATAAGTATCGCCAAGATTAACCCAGCACGTTCCAGTTGGTTTAAGTACACGTTTAACTTCATCAAATATTGAAAGTAATGACTCAAGATAAGCATAAAATGTCGGTTCATTTCCTAATTGACCTTTCATATTATAATCTCTTAAATTCCAATATGGCGGAGAAGTAACCACAGAATCAATACTGTCGGCCGGAAATGTTTTTAATATTTGCAATGCATTACCTTGAATTATTTTATTTAATTCCATAATAATTATTCAAATTTAGTAATTAAATCTTTTTCTTCTCCGCAAAATTCTTTCCATTCTCCATCAATAATTACATATTTTTTACCATTTTTTTCAACTACTGGATTGCCATTATAATAAACTTTTTTCTTTTTTTCTTTTTCAAATCCGTTAGATTGTTTAAATCCATCAATTGGGGTATCCAGAAACTTTGTCAGACCGCGCGATAAAAAATCCGGCAAAGTCCATTTATAACTCCAAAAGTATTGATCGCCGGTTAATACTTGTTTATATTTTGTGATCGCTATTTTAATGTCTCCTAAACTATAATCTTTTAGGGCGCTTTTAATCTTGGTTTTCATCTTATCTGTCAAAACATTATGAGTAATTATTTTTTGTTCATTCCAAAATTTAAAGATTTCTTCAAAAAGGGGAGTCCCTATTAACCTATCCTTACCTAACCTATCCTTACCTAACCTATGCGGACATTGGACGTCCATTTGTTGTCCACCAGTCAATTTCTTTGTATCAGCCCTTGGTTTTGCTTCTAAAACTTCTATTTCAGGAACTATTTGTAATAATAATTCTTTATAAATACTATCTATTTTTCGATCTGCTCTTATCAAGTTATGTTCACTCCAATCCATCACAAAAGCCACTAAATCTTCATTAAGTATCTTAATAAAATTTTTAGAAACCAAAACCTTTAAATCATCCTCATTTGAATTCGTAAGTTTCATTACTTTAAAAGCTTCCACTACTCCATCGTCATCAGCATTCATTCCAAGTTGAAAATATAATGCTTGCGAGGAAGGAGGCATTTTTAAAAATCTTCCACTTTCAGTAATTCTTTTTGAAAACATTCGTCTGTTCGCCATAATTTTATATTTAATGATTAATTTTTTAGTGGCCCCAATTCGCGCGCGTAAGAAAATGTATGGTAAACTTTCTCCAGAGAATCGGGGCCATATTTTAAAAATAAATTAATTCTTCTGGCATTCCGCCTTCTATCATTCTTTCTCTAATAGCTTGACGTGCCTCCGGGCTTATTATTTTTGACAATAATCTTTGATTACTTATGTCAAACATTGCGACTATATACATTAAATTATCTTGCACGTTTTTAATATCTTTAATTCTATCTATTTTTTCTTTTGAATAAGGAGTTCCATCTTCATAAGTTTTCCAAATCTCAATTGCTTTTTGTTTTACTTCATTAAAAATTTCTTCTGTTGGTGGTGTGTAATATAATTCTGTTGTCATAAAATTAAAAATTATTATTTAATGTAAAATTCCCCCAAGATTATTAAAATCTTCTTCGTCTCGATCATTCTCGCAGTCGGGACACAAAATTTCTCCATTTTCATTTTCAAGTTCCTTTAAATTAATATCATTTGGAACGGCCATTGGCCTTTTACATTGATCGCATAAAATATTTATTGCCATAAAATTATTAATTATCAAATTTCTCAAAAGTTAATTTCCAATAACCTCTTTTATTTTCACCAATTAACTCTCCCTCTCTAAATCCTTCTTTGATTAATTCAGAGATGTGTTCTTCGTCTTGAAATGTTAATTCGTCATCACTTTCCTTGTTTAATTCAATAATTTCTCTTGCTTGTTCTCCCTCTTCATTTTTTTGTTTTGCTAACTTTTCTAATGTTTCCATACAAAACTTTTTTAAATTAATTAAAATAAAAAAACCGTGCGGCGACTAATCCGTCGGTTATTTGTTGATTAAATTTATGTCCATACATTTTTGCATAATTAAACTATGCCACTTATATTTTTTAATGCTATCCTTTACCTGTGGATAACTTATGTGAGGGGGGAAGTACCCCTTATTTTTTTAAGTTCTCGATAATAAATTTCTTTTGTCCGCGATTCGCTTAAATTGAAAATGCGCGCCAAGTTTTTAAACGTGGTTTTCTTCTTCATTTCTACGAGATTTTTATTTCTTGAAATTTTTATTTTTGATCCTATTGCCATAATCCAATTATATAAAAATATGAAATATTGTCAAGGGGGTATAAATAAAAGAGAGGTAGTTTTTTATTTCTACATCTCTCTTTTATTTTTTTAATTTAAGGTAATCTTAATCCGTATTTATGTTTTAAGAAATCACAAATTATCGTCAAGATTCCACCAACAGTTAATTGAGCAATCCAAGGAAAATTTTGAATAAAACAACTAACTAAAACTGGTAATCCAAACAATACGAAGTACTTGATACCCTTGAGTAAAGTGATTTTAAATGAATACATAATTTAAAAATTAAATTAATTATATCTTGAAGACCTTTTTACAACTTGGGCAAGTAATAAATTTAACATTAACCAATCTTTCAATATTAACTAATCCTGGACAAGTTTTTCCGCCATTAATCCATCGATGAGGTATAATTTTAGTAAGATTTTTTTCTATTTTATTTCTTTGGCAAATATCTTCAATTAATTCTTGTCCGGCGTAGTACTGTTCAGCGGTAATATCTTTATCTCCAAATCCTTCAAAAGCCAAACCTATCGTATATAAATTGGGATTTATTTTTTTATCTTTTAAAAATTCCCATATTGGTTTTACAATCAATCCTGCATGCCAAGCGGCATTAATTTCGTTAACTACATTCCAAATCTTTCCTGTTTTATCAATTAAATAATGATAAGATGCTTTGCTTTCTTTATGAGTTATCCAAGAAAGTGTTCCCGGCATATTTCCCTCCGTGATATGAATCACACAAGCTTCTGGTCTATACTTCCCTCGGCTATAATAATTTGGGCTTTCTCTTTTTTCTATGATCATAATATTATTATATTATTTAATTAATCCCATTTCAATACCTCTTTTAGTGGCTTCTCTGGCATTTTTAACTATATCATCAATTATTTTTTGTTGTTTTTCTTGATTTTGTAAATTTTCTATTGATGTGATTTGATGATCAAGGCGCTTTTTAATCTCAATTCCAGAATATTTAACATAATTATAATATTCATCCTCTGTCATTGGCCGGCCATTTTTTGGCAAATCCTTACGTTCACTAATTGGCCTTATTTTTGTAGCCTTACTTGGTACACTGACCCATAGTTCATTCTTTGCCAAAAATTTGATTGTTTGATCGCTGGTTATTCTTACCGGTTGAAGTTGAGTGAGTGCTTCTCCTTTTGTCGGTTGACCAAAAACATTAAGTTTTGGTTTTAATCCGGTTGTGATTCTTAAATTAGATAATATCAATTCTTTAAGTGTTCCTGTCTCATAAATTCCTTGATCAAAATATCGAGCAGTTTGTTTAAATAAATTAGGCACTGGTGATGTAATCTGTGAAGCTAAAAATCTTTTAAAATAATTTTCTCCTCCTTTTCCTACGTTTTGAACTGCGGTGACTAGATCTGCTACACCACTTAGAAATGACATATCTAAAATTGAATTTGGTGTGTTTAATAATGCCGCCATTACTCTTTCTGATGCATCAGCATTTTGTTTTTCATATTTTGTAAAATCAAAATAATTTCCAACCAATGTCATTGGGATCGCCATTGGTCCCCAATTTTGGTAAGGATACCATTTGTCTCCTATTTTTATTGAGTTTGGCCTCCATCCAGAATCTTGTAATTGTTTTTTCTTATTTATATTCGATGGTCCATTACCAGATAAATTATTTTCCATTGCTAAACTTGCAAAATATCCCATGGCTATTGTCCCAAGTACGGCCCGGCCAAGTTCTTGATTCCTAGCGCGCGGTCTTAATTTCTCGATAACTACTTGTTTTCCCATGGCTTTTTCTATAAGTTTTCCTGCTGTTTTAAATGATCCTTCTGGCATTAATGCTCTTTTAATTCCGATCGGAGTCCAATCTAATGAATTATTAACCACGTTGGCCACAATTCTTGTAAATGGTAAAACAAATTTTCCGCCTGGTATTTTTCTGGCAGCTCTACCCATAAATTCAGAAAGTACACCTATCACTCCAGCTGGCTTTTGAGTATAAGTTCCACGCTGTGCGAAATTATCAGATTGTTTTATTATTTCTTCTGTTGGTTTAGCGTTTAATTCTTCAGTGCGTTTTAATAATGCATCTCCTTTTAATCCTTCATTAATTGCTTGTTCGCGCGAGGCCGCTCGATTCTCCATTCCTCTAAATCCTTCCCTGAATAATGAATCTGTGGCCGACATAAATCTTCCGACATAATCAAATGAATTTAAAATATCTGCTCCAATTTTTTTAACGCCGGCAAATTGTCCTCCTTTTTCATATCCTAAAGTAAATTTAATAGGTTTAGTACCTTTTTCTTCAAATTTAGAAGTTTCTCCTTTGGCCATAATTTCTTTAGCTTTTCCCCAACCTGATAATAATCCTTTATATAATCCGCCCATAGTATCTTTAAAACCTGATGGATTTATAATTCCCTCAACAGCAGTTTCTCCAATAAGTTGAGTAAAGTTTCCAAAAAAGTTTTTTATTTGAGTTGATTCTCCCGACAAAATACTCATATACCAAAGATGCCACATTTTGTCTGCGATCGTTGGTTCTAATAATTCTTTTGATCCTTTAGTAAATGCCTCTAAACTTTCGCCGGCCTTACCATCAAGTTTTTTTAATTGACTTACCAAGTCAGTCATAATATCATTTTCTCCGGCCATAGCCTCAATATTAAACTGTCTAAAAATATGAGCCGCTTCAGTTCTAAATCCGGCCACTGCTTTCATTGTTCCTTGTAATCTAAATAATTTTGTTTTAACTTCTTGAAGTTGTTCCGGTGTTGCTGTTTCGGTGGTTATTTTCCTGACAGTATCTCTTAAATCTTGTGCTAAATCTGCCACGATCTGACGAGATTTAAAAATAGTTTCAGAATTGGCAATCGATCCTGGCTGAGTTTTTATTAAATCATCCGCACTGACTCCAATTTCATTGGCCAATGATTTTATATCTTCATTTGATTTTGAAATTCTTTGCTTTTTAAATTCTCCGCTTACTTTAGATATTCCTTTAATTAAAGTTTCAACGTCTTCGGGTGCGTTGATTTTATCCGGGTTGAAAGCCGGCTTATTTTCAACAAATTTGCCTGTTTTAAGTCCAGTGGAGGCTATATGCCCATTTTTTGCCTCAATTTTGCCCCCTGGCTTGCCATGTGGCGCTACTTTAGTCCTTGGGGCGACTATCTCTGCTTTTTGGTTTATTTCTTCAATTTTTACCTTAATATCTTGCTTAAATTGTCCATTTTTTTCTTCTTTAATTTTTGGTAATTTTTCTTTTACTTCTTTTAACAAACGATTAACTTCTTCAAAATTTCTTTCGTTTGCTGCATGTTCAATATCTGCCATATAATCATCTGCCAAAGAAAGTTTTTTATTCGGTTTTTTATATGTATCTTTTGATTCTAATTTTTCAAGTTCATTATATGTTCCAAAAATCTTTTGAAGTTTTGTTTGTATTTCTTTAGTCGTTTTTGATTCAATTAAATCTTTAGAAGTTATTCCTTTAACTTCTATTATTTCTGGTTTTGGTTTTCCTTTCTGTTTTTCACTATAAAGTTCCACATATTCTTTGGCTTTTGCTTCAGCTTCTTTTTTAAGAAATTCTATCGCTTCAGTTTTTGTAATTTTGGTGGATTGAATTTTAGTTCGGTCAAAAAATTTAATCTTGCCATCTGACAATTTTACCCCTATTTTTCCAAACGAAACACTACTAACCTTTCCTTCTCCTTCAGGAGTACTTACTTTTTTTCCTTTATAAAAAGCATTTAGATATTTTGTAATATTTTGTAATTCTATCGCGGTAGGTTCACCTCTCATTTTTCGTAATACCGCACTTCTTTCCATGGCGCCACCTTTTAATTTAGCTCCTTCATCGGCTCCAAAACGAGAAGCAAAACTTTTTGTTTTTTCTTCATGTAATTTTTTATATTCTTCCGCCAGTGTATTTGTTATTTCTTTTTTGACTTTTACAATTTTTGCTACCTCTTTTACTTTTTCGGCTATAAATCCTTTTTCTTTGGCAAAATACTGAATAAAATTAGTAAATGCCGGAGCTGTATCTGCAGACTTTTTAGGATTGATTATTACTTCTCTCACGGCCGAAGCGAATTGTTCAGATTCTTTGGCCCGGGTTTCTTTTATGGATAATTTTTTAATATCATTATTAAAATTATCTACTAATTTTTTAACTGTAGATGTTATTTGTTTGGCCGTGGCATTTCCTTTTAATTGGTCAACAGCATATTTTGCCAATGAATCATTAATTTTTTCTTTATTCGCTTTATAATCCGGCAATAAATCTGATAATTTAGAATTAACATCATTAACCAATTTTGTGTCAAAATAATGTCCCAATTCATGAGCAAGATTTGATGCTGTGGTTGATTTGGTTGTATAAATTGTGGCCTCTTGTTTTTTATAATTCCATTCAAATCGCGCGACTACCTTATTACCTTCAATATCTTTTCCAAGAGATTTGACTGTTTTATAATTTATATCTTCTTGTCCTTTTATAAAATTTTCAAGGACGAGTTTTTGATTTGTATTTACTTTTATTTTTCCTTCGGGAGTAGGAATTTCAATATTACCCGGTGTTTTAATAGGTGTTTCTTTGGCGACTTCTCCCATTACTTTTTGCGCTTCGATCGGAGTAATTTCTATTCCATCTGCTTGTCTTTGGGCTATTTTAGAAACAAGTTTTGATTTTAATTGTCCTGTTGCCAATTGTACTGTTGTCCCGAGCGGATCCATCATAAAACCAGTACCTGCTTTTACTCCGGTTGAAATTCCTTTTTGCACTTTTTCAGGAAGTCCTGTTTTTTTCAAAATAGATTCTCCGCCCTTATTTGTAAGTCCGAAACCTGTTTTTAATAATCCTAACATTCCGACAGTTGATAAAGCATTGGCGAATGGATTTCTTAAATTATTTTTAGCTTCATCTGATATCGGTAGTGCATCTACTGTTTCGGCCCCTACATAACCAAGTCCTTCTCCGACTTTTTGAAATAATTTATCAGTTATATTTGCCGCCTGACTTATTACCGGTATTTTTGAAGTTTTGGCCATTTCCAATTTAGTCGTAAATCCCATTACGGCCGGAATCATTCCGGCAATAGCCGGAGCCATATCTAATGCCGCGCCGATTCTTTCAGATGTTTTTTTTGTTGGATTAAAAATATCACCAATTCTAATATTTGCCAAATTGGTGATAGATTCTGATGGCACATTAAAAGCAGTTTTTGCCATTCTGGTAATAAAATTATCTTTATCCGTTATAGGAAATTTAGCCGGAGTCATTTTTCCGGTACTTGAATCATAAGATGGTTTTTCAAAAGTTTCCGGAGCTGTCTTTAATTCTGTTGGCCCAGTAAGTTTATATGGCGATGGGCTTTCGGCCATTGTTTTTTCTACCATTGCTTTTTGTTCTGATTGTTTTTTTTGTTCTTCAGTAGGTTCGTAAATATTTTTTGCTTTAGCATTTAAAGCATCCCATCCAGAATTGATTGGTGATTGATTTGTTTTGTTTGTTTCATTCGCACTCGATCCTATCCATTCTGATTTTCCGGATCCACCCTCTTTCTTATACATTTCTAAAACTGTATTTTTTTTCTGATCATAAGTCATTTTTTTCCAGTCTTCATCTGATATTGCTGTATGTGTCCACCTCTGTTGGCCGGATTTTGTATAAAATGGGCTTACTCCTTGCGCGATCGCATTATCCATTCCTTTAATTGTGGTATCTATACCATTTCCTGATAATTTTGCAGTATAATATTGTCCATTTGAAAATGAATCTCCTTTGGTATAATCTTTTCCCTCGGTTAATCCTAAGGTCGCGGCCACGTCTGTGGTCATTGCCGTTGGATTATTATGGCGATCTGTTCTATAACCACCTTCTCCGCTACCGTTACCAGTAGGTGCAATTGGTTCTATTTTCTTTATTGATCCATAACCCAATTTATTTGTTGCTTGGTTATTTAATTCATCCCAATTCATTTTTTTAATTTTAAATAATTAAATTTTTTATTTTATTTATTTTTTTATTTTGCTCTTCCCCACCATTCTCCGGTATTTGGATTATGTCCTCCACCCAATGCTTGATCAATAGCTTCATTAGAAGCTTTTGGATATTTAGTTTTTAAAGCATCCCATGCTGTTTTCCAATCTAATGTTCCATTGTCTAATTTTTCAATATAAGTTGCTGAATCAGAAAGAAAAGCATCGATTTCTTTATTATCAGTACTTTCTGGAGAATTTGTCGATTGCTTTCCTATTGGTCCAAGATTATCCTTGCTTGTTATCGCTCCTGTAGTTTTATCATATCCTACATTCCAAATATCTCCATTATCGTCGGTTACATGGTAATAAGAAGTATTGGTATTTTTAGAAGCAATTGGATTTCCCGTATATCCGGCAGAATCCCAAAGTTTTTTCCTTTGAGTATCATCCATGTTATTCCACATATCGCTTGAAATAGCTTGACTGATTTGTTGCCGGGCATCATCTTTTAATTTTTCTTGCTGGGCCACAAGATTCTCTTTAGTTTTGGCCATTGAGTCAATAATTGTACTCATTTTATTAAATTCATTTTCAATCGGCTTAGATGTTCGTCCTTCTACAAAATCAATAATTCTGCTTGTTAAATTTCCACTTGCATTCTCTGGTAGTACTCCCTGATCAGATAAACTTTTAAATGTCGTAGTTAATCCAGATTTCGTTCCTTGTTTTACGGCCAGATTAGATGCCTCTCCAAGCATTATTTTTAATAAAGTCATCTGGTCAATATTTCCTGCAGGCAATTCAGTTTTTGGTACGGTTATAGATGCCGATGGAATAGTTCCAGCTGGTGTATCTGGTAATGTCTTATCTATATTTCCTACTGTTTTTTTAGATTCTATCGGCGGCAATGTTTTATCTAAACTTCCTGATGGTTGTTTTATTGAATTTATTGAATCTGGAATAGTTAAAGTTTTACCGGCAAAAATAAGGTCGGGATTTTTAATATTTGGATTTGCTTGCCAAATATCTTTCCAATTCATTCCGTATGATTGTCCTATTTTGGTTAAAGTATCCCCCGGTTTAATGACGTATGATTGTGGCATAATTATTTATTTTAATTTTTTTAAATTATTAAATTATTAAAGACTAGATCCAAGTAAAGCATTGGCTCTTTGTAAAATATCAGTGCCTTTTTCTTCTCCAATTGTTCCTTTTATATTTCCAAGTAAATATGACGATGAATTATTTATATTTGTGGTCGTGTCTGTAGATCCAAGATAGCTTTCTACTTTACGAATTATATCTGTTTTATTTTCTCCAAGTTTCTTCTTTAAATTATTTATTTGTGAAGTAATATCAGTTATACTTGAATTTGCATTGACTCCAAGATCTCTTAATTGTTTTGCATATTGTCTTTGAGTACTTTCAACTACTCCGGCATTAGATTTCGCCAATTGTTCACCAGCTTGAGTTTTAATTGATGACGAAGACAATCCTTTCGCGGCCATACTTTCTCTTAACGCAACAAGGTCTTGATCATATGTATCTTTTTGTTTAGCTAGTTCTGCTTGCTGTTCTGTTGTCAAATATCCCTTATTGTATGTCAAATTATCGGTTATTTCTTGTGATCTGCGACTTAGTTCAGCTTCATTGGTGGCCTCATCTGTTTCAAGTGTTCCCAATGCTCTATTTGTTTCGTCTTTAAGTACATTTAATTTTTCTTTCCAATATGGATCTGCCTGTTCTCCTGCCAATTTAAGTGCATTTTGAAATTCTGTTTGTTTCGCGACATCTTGACTATTAGTTATATTCCAATAGTAAGCTATGATCGCTTTATTGTTGTCATCCAATTGATTAA